ATTCGTCAGCATATGATCGAAACTCCTTAACATCAGTTACTTGTGTAATGTTAACGTGACACTGTGCTAGGATACCTTTTTCCTGTAATTGATTCGCAGTAACACGATGGATAACTTCACCAATCGAGCAGCGGATTGATTCGTATTCAAACTTTTCTTTAGGAACAGTTCCAGTTAATCCCCAACGTATTGGAGAGTTAGCAAAGTTAACGGTAAGTAGCTTCTTAAGTACTTCTGCCTTTGCTTGATGTACTTCGTCAATAATAATAGCAGCAACACCTTCTGTAAACTCTGCTAATGTGAGTAGATCAGTATCGTGGCTCTTCTTATCTAGTATGTTTAGGCTCTGCCAAGTACAGATTGTGTGTGTCTTGTTAAGTTCCTTACGATCTCCGTAATATACTCCAACATCGAGCCCTACATTAATATAATCTTCTTCTGTCTGCTCTACTAGGCTTTTGTTTGGGACGATAACCATCGTCCTTCCATACTTCTCGCAGATCTTACTTAAGGTCGCGGTCATGATCGTCTTTCCTGCCCCAGTAGCAACTTCTTGTAATGCTTGTGGAGTTTCTAGGAAATTATTGATGACCTCAACTTGATCATCACGCAGCCGTATCGGCTTTCCGGCGAATCTATGACCACTTGGCCAAACTTTGTCTCCCCAAAATTCTTCTGTGATCTTTTCAAAAGCAATTGAAGGGTGTTGCCTGTGATCATCAACTTCAATGTCATAGCCTAGATCATCAAGTATGGGTAGGATTTCATCAAGTTGATTAATGTATCCTGTTCCGCCAACTCCAAAGAATGCTACAGTACCATCCCACCTACCTAAGCGATATGAGGGTTGATACCTTGCCCACGGGACTTCATACTTAAACTTATTTGCTAGTTTCTTTCTAGCTTCAAGACTCAAGCCTTCGAACTTAATGTTAACTTCATCTCTGATAATAAGTTTACAGCTTGACAATGTTTCGTCCTAAAATTGTTTTTAAATTAGTATCTGTATAGTACAGTACATATGGATGATGTTCAATTAATTTCTGTATAGATGTATGTGAAAAATACATTCCACTAGTAATAACAAACTTAGGCTTAAATCCTGTCCTGTACAATACTTTTGGTAGTTTGCTTTTAACAAATACTACCTTGGTATTCTCATCTAACATATTATTTAAGCTGTTCTGTTTAATAAGTTCATTGAACTTTTTGTTCATTTGACTACGGAAGAGTACAGTCATTTCCTTCTTACTAACACCAATAGACTTAAACATTGTGTACCAACTATCTAAAGAAGAATGTAAATTCCTCTCGTCAGTTAATACTATAAGTATTGGCCATTGTTGTATAGCATTGATAGCAATACTTAGATTTATATCTTCTTTAAGAGAACAAGTTGATCCATCTAACTTCAACATATTCTGTACAAGTTCATCGTTAGATATTGATGGTATCTGCTCAGTTAGTTGTTTACTGGGACTTAGACCTAAGCTTCTAGCTAAGAAGATATCTGGTATGACTTTGTTAGAACGATTTTCATTAAAGTAATTAACAACACTCTTATGTGAATTACGTAACACAAGCGTGTTATCTACGTAATCAATTATTGGCTTATGCTCTTCAAAGTTATCTTTGATTGATTTAATCTCATCGTACCATAACTGTAGCTTTGGATCAATTTCAAACTCAAATTCTTTTAAGCATGTAATAATTCCATAAATGTTCTTATCTGTTAGATAAAAGAACTTCTCACGATCAAAGAAAGTGTAATCACCACGATACACACTAAAGATCTTGTTGATCTTCTTATCAAATGGTAACTTAACTCGAATGTACTGTTTCCCCTCATGAACTGCTAGAAAGATCTTCTTTTCTAGTTCTAAAGCTCGGAAGGGATACTTATAGATTGGATTCTTAACAAGGAACTCGTAATTAGGAATATCCTTATACAGTTCTAGATTGTTTTCAAATATAGTTAGTAACAGAGTTGCTTGTTTCTCTGTTAATGCCAATGGAGGATTCTTTAATAACTGTGCGCTCATGCTAAAGATAACACTCTTATCTCTAGGAGAGAGTTTAGAGTTATCAACACAGTTGCTTGGATCACGGATATAGTGAGTAAGATCTTCTATGTACATCATTTTACTATTATACATAGAAACGTAATATATGTCAATTACAAACTTGCGTCTTCCATGCCAGCTACTCGCAATTTGATAACATTGCTCAATTGCCACTGCTTGATATCTAAAGCCTTAATGATGCCCAACCACTTGTTACGTAGCAAAGCAAACTCATTAATGATCTTTTCAAAGTCCACAACATCGGCTTCGCCGTCTACGTATTTCTCTACGTCTCGACTAGAAAGAGCGCGGGCATAATTCTCTAGATACTTCTTAAAGAATTGGCTACGTAGACGGCGTTGCTCGATATTTAGGTATTCTAAGATAGCTTCGATCTCTTGTAGCTGATTATAACGATGCTCGACTATACCAGGCATTGATGCTGCGGCTTTCTCGATATTCCCAACTATTTTTACTTCTCTACGAGCTTCAGTAAGTTCGTATTCAAAATAGACGATAGCTTCAGGAATATTAGAAATGTCTTGGCTAACTTTAGAATACCATGTCATGTATCACTCAATCGTCATCATAGTCTTCAGGCTCTTCGATATCTAGTGCGATGCGTATAGCTTCGTCTAGATCATCGTCGTTTCCTAGAGAGTTTTCGATATGTTGTTCACTTATACCATTCTCACTGAGGATATCAACATACTTCTCAGCGATAACGCCTAACTGCTTCTTATCTGAATACTCTCTAATTAAGTGCCAAATTTCTACAATAAGTTCTTCGTTCATTCTACTGATTCTCCGGTAATGTCTTCTTCTACAGCCACTGGTTCAACTGGCTTGATTAGTATATAGTCTAGCATGACCATATTCAACAAATCTCCAGTCCACTTCTTGCGATATTCTAGAAATTCATTACCTTTAGAATCAATGTATTTAAGACGATTACCTTGTTCCTTAATGATACCTTTTTTCTCAAATAGCTCAAGCAATCCACTATAAGGGTTCATACCTGTATCATAGGGGATCTTGATCTGTAAGCTTTCAAAAGGTTTAGCATAGCGAGTCTTCATGATCTTACAAGCAGCACGGATACCATTAACTTCTGATACCTTATTGCCGTCTAGATCTTCTTTAAGCTTTAGCTTCTTCATTGCTACTACGATAGAACTAGCATAAACGAAACCCTGGCCACCACTGATCTTATCGTCTGGATCAAACATATCTTGGCTTGCATATGTGTGATTAGTACATACCATGCCTACATTATATGAACCAAACATATTAACGCAGTTACGTACAAGTGCTGTTAGTGCCTTAGGTTTACGACCCATATCACCCTTTAGATCACCTGCTTCAAACTGATTGATATCAGTTGGAGTTAGCAGCATACCTAGACTGTCTACTACAAACAAGACCTTAGGACGATCTTCCATTGCCTTGTATTCTTTCATAAACTCGTGGATAGTCTTTGCTACGTCGTCAATCATAGCCATATTAAGTTTAAGTAGTTTTTCTTCGCTAGTATCAACGCCTAGTGCGTGTAGCCATTTCTCGTCAAGAGCGTTTTCACTATCAATGAGCACTACAAAGATGTTCTGTTCTTGTGCGTGTTTAACAATATTACCGGAACAGATGTAGCTCTTACCTGCTCCTGATTCACCAGCGAACACAGTAACCTTACCAAGTGGAATACCACGATGGAAGTCACCACTAATGAGATAGTTTAAAGCATAGTTTCCAGTAGAGACCCAATCAGTAGGATCATTAAATCCTACACCAAGTCCATCAATGCTCTTAGTTAGACTTTTACGGAATTTAGTTAAATCAAATGTTTTTGCCATTCATACCTCCAGATTGTAAAGAGTAGTGGGGAAGAAATTCCCCACTCTTTATCTTACTTAGACTGCCTTGCGCGGATCATGCTTAGGATGTCGTTAGCCTTGCTATCACCTGAACTCTTTGTCTCAGCAACAGGT